GCTAGGACCACCATCACGCATACTAGGATAACGTCCAACACGCATAGTACATGCGTCAACAATTGACTTAGGTATCTCTCTAGCTTCATTGATCCATACTCCTGTTAACTCTAATGATAGTAGTTTCTTGACATCTTCTGGTCTATCTAGTGCTAAGAAGATAACTTCTAGTTCCATTTTACCTTTTTTAATTACATGAGTATAAGGTACTGACCATTGAAACTTGCCCCATTCTTGTTCTGGAAACCAATCAATCCAAGTCTTTATGGTAGTTGTTTTGAGTTGTGGGTTAGTATTTCTTATCACAGCCCATCTGGATCTAGAAATCCCATCAGCTCCGGGCTTTTGTTCTAATGCTCTTCTAAGGATTTCAATGCAACATGATACTGATTTACCGCTACCTACTGGACCACGTAGACCACGAAAGAACGAGTCATCTTTCATGAATTGTTTGATTACGTTACCGTCTGGCTTATAAGTTAAGGAGGTCATGTTCCACTGCTAGTTTATATAACTTCTCAAGTGTTACTGGTGTTAATGATTCAAGCACTCTTTCTGCCTCTCTGTCAGTCATTGCTTCCTTTGGCAATCCTTTCATATGGCTCATCTTAACAGCAATGATAAGTTTCTTCATAGCTGGGGTATTGTATTTTCTTAATGCTTCTATTGTGTGTGCCATTATTTTCTAAGCTTTCTATCGAGTTTTTTAGGTATCAAGAATTGTTTATCTACATTTTTCAAGATATATCCTTTCTCAAGTAATTGTCTACCAGTAAAAGGATTTCTTGGTGCTACAGTATAGACTCCCGGATTTCCTGCTCTCGTTCTACCAGATGTTCTATTTTTTTGTATTACATTGAACATGCGTTTGACATCAAGACTTTCATTAACCTTAGTTGCATTAATAAATCTTCTTGTGTCTGTTGCTGGATTTTGACTAGGCATCCAGCTATTACTCATTGTAAGTTTTCCTCTTCTTCGTTTTATCTCATCTGCTCTATTTTTAGGATAGGATTTATTAACAAATCGAATTGTTCTTGATTTAGCGTTTAAACCTTTAAAAAAATCAGATACTTTAATTCTGTATGTTTTTCTTACTGCATCATATTGAGGTTCAGCGCCTGCTGTTAGTTGTCCTCTCCTTTTCATAATACCATACATCTTACCTCTTCTTGGATCTGTTGTTGCATATCTTCCTAGTTGAGATACTTGTATCTTTTGTGCCATAATATCAGATGCTATTTGTGGTCTATAAGAATCAATTCGTTGTTGTTTACCAGATAGTTTATTAAGACGCCTACCTATTGGTGTAGGACCTTTTTTTATAAAACTTTTTGTATAAGATAAAGTAATTGCATCTTGTATCGTTGGAGTACCTTCGCCTCTGTAGACATTAAGTTTTCCTTTTCTAACTAAGACATCGCCTTTTAGTTTGATACGAGGATCGTTATAATCCATCTCTCTTAATCCTTTTGAATCTTGTGTCTTTCTGATATTAGTACGTAGGTTTTTAACAAATGATTTGTTTTGTTTGATAATCCTAGCCACATTGCCCAGATAACCAACGGGTACTGCGAAGCTTAATATATTGCCTATGATTGCTGCATTGCGTTTGGTCGTAGCTATCTCTTCTGGGGTAGCTTTGTTCTTGATTCTTTTTTTAGGAATTATTGTCATCGATTAAGGATTGTGCCATCTTACTAGCTGTTTCTCTACTGTGACCTCTAAGCATTTTATATTCTATGAAGTCTTTCACAGCAAGGTTTCTTCTTGCCCTTTTTTCCTTTTGCTCGTTTTTTATTATGCATTTAGCACGTTTCTCCATTTTAGTTGTCATTGTTTTAACCTTTTAAATATTGAATCCATTTGGTCTTGAGTCAAATTAGAATCCCTATACTTCTTGACTTTAGGTTTTCTAACTGTTGATAGAATTAAATTTTGTCTAGCTTTAGTGCTATCTAGTGGTAATGCGCCATACTTAGTTTGTGTCAATCTCTTACCACCTTTGTACGCACCTAGTCCTATACCAATCTTAAGTGCTATACCTGTGCCTGCCTCTTGTCTCAATGCACGTCTTTTTCTAGCCAGAGTGACTATGGATCTGTTGGTGGTAATTTTAGGTTTGTTCAATGGACGATAATCAGCTGGTTTCATAGTACCACCCGGAATCTTCCTATCGTATGTCAATAGTTTTTGATTAGTTGCTCTAGTACGTTTAATTCCTGATAGGTATTTTAAAGGCGTTGTGCGGACGATTTTGGCACGTTTTGTTATTTTAGTACCCTTGAAAGGCTGAATCACAACATTGCCTCTTATAGGCGTTCTACGAAGCATTGTGTCGGTAACTAGCTTAAGGTTACGTGCTTGATGTCTTAGATGTAATGCTCTACCAGTTTTGTATAGCAAACTAGCAACACGTGCTACTGGGTGAATCTTAGTGATTAAACCTAATGCAAACATTCCAGCTTTCTTACCAGCCCTATATCCTTTTGATAGATTAACGCCTTTGACAATAGTGTCTTTATTTTTGGGTTTAAATATATTCTTATTGATTTTAGCCATATCTTAGTATACACTCCCTACCTGCTGTTGTTCCTATTTTTCTTTCCTGCTTGATAGATACCAGCACCTGAAAGTGCTAAACCTGTTCCAGTATATTTCATCATCTTTTTCATGCTTGTATGAGCTAGATCCGCTTGTTCTTTCCTGTACTGTTTGTATTTAACCTTATAGACATCTCTTTCTTTTAAGAAACTTCTTTGTGTGTTCAATCTATTTTGTGTTAACCAGCTACCAGAGGTTCCTTTAGGTTGTTTTACGTATTTAATCTTTGGCAGCTTATTGACTGCCTTAAATGTATCGGTGGCTCTTTGAGCTGATAGGGCGTATTTAATACCATGTTTGACGCCTTGACCTAGAAGCCCTACACCCGGAATCAATAACATACCTACATTAATAGCAGTTTCATTATCTTTATAGAACTTCTTACCTCTTTTAAGTAAAGACTCCATTACTTTTTCTTTTTCTTCATTGGAGTTTTATTGGTCTTTTTCATTGGTGGTCTCCCACGCTTAGATCCATATGTTCCTTTTCCCATTGGCATAATGTACCTCCTACGGTAAAAAATATTTTTTCGCCATTACTATTTGACCACAGGTGGAACGGACTTTAAAGGAAAATATTACGTGGGCAATAGGTTTGCTATCTTGGGTGTGTCAGTTTTTCAACCCCCATGCAATTGTTTCGGTCCTACATCAGTCATTTCCCACAGGGTATCTTAACTCAAATCTATCTTGATAGAGAAATCCCCTGCGACTAAATGCTGATGTTGCTCTGGTGGCTTATGTCCTGCCCTGTCGAGCAGGTCCTTTGATGCTTCAAGCTGAACGTATTCAGACTTGGCACCAGAGCAGAGGGACCGAATCCTTTTCAATGCAAGATGTGATGACAGATTTAGACTTATTCGTAACTCATTCGCGTAATAGTTTGCTACCTTGGGAATTCGTAGTGCCTTGTGTGCGGATATTCTTGCCGAGTTTTCCTTGTATCCTGCGCGAATACCAGCTTCTTTCATACTACATCCCTCGGCTACCAGTGTATCCACTAATAGCTTCTGTTTTGCAGTCAGCTTAGTCTGTAGCTGGTCGTTACTGATTTGGGAATCCTGTATCTTCTTCATGTCTTACTTCATCACATCTTTGCTTGTGCTTCAGCTTATTAACACAATGATGCCCCCTTTTATTGAGTAAATCAAGCTTCCCCAGTCTTTCACAAAGCAGGACTGACAGAAGCTTCAGACACACTTCAGGTTTATATAGTGGTTAGGTACCGAGACACACACTCTCGCAGTAGTCTCATTGGACTTAACGTTTTAATATCCTCTCTTAGTGTTTTTGTTTTAATCCATTTTACCTCTTGCTGTTAAGCTAAGCTGTTAATTGGATTGGCGAGTAAAACATATGCCGAGAATGAATGTCAAGGATTTGCTACGCAAAGTCGAAGACCGAGTCCTTGACATATCATTTCGAGCATTGTTTATACATTCGCACCATTTAACAGCTAGATTAACTAGCAGGAGGTAAAAATGGCAAAACAATTAACACTAAGTGACTCTTTAAAAGCAGTTAAGGTCCAATTCGACTTCTACTGCGAGTGTGGTGTCTCACCTAACTCACCATATAGTCTGGAAGATTCTGATTTCAGTCCTGCGAAAGACTATTTGGAGAAGCTGATATACAACAATAAAAGGAGTCTTAACTATTGGTTAAACACTGAAGCACTAAGCAAAGCTGGATTGCGTGAAATCCTCGAAGAAGAGGGTTTCCACAAATCAGTTACCGACCACATAACAGACGAAGCTATGCAAAAGCATGGCGCTATCATCGGTTATACAGCTGGTAACGCTGAGGTCAGTAGAAGAACCATGGTGTTCGCACAAACTATATACAAGGATAAGTTCGGCAAAGAGTATAATCCTATCATCAAGGACCATACGAAAAAGGCAGGCAATCCTGATAACTGCATGAGTTACCAAGAAGTCAAAAACTTACTTAAGTAACACATCTTGCATTGAGTCGGCTTCGGTCGACTCTTTGCTTGTGCCTCTGATTTAGTTTCGCTTTCAGTACGCACATCAACAT